ATACTTTTTACAAAGTCCAATAAACGAAGAAGTTCACTTTCTTCTAAGTTTTCGAAACCTTCTTTTTCTGCCTTATTCCTTATTTCATCGATACCAGAAACATTATCTTTCTGATTAATAAATATTTCCTGTGCTAATAAAGTAGAACCTAATCCAACTTGTTCTATTTCTGAAGCCGTTAATATTCTTCCGCGAAGAAGAAGTTTATTATTAAATGTGTTCACTTCAAAATGACTACCGTTTTGTAGTTCCTTTAATATTTCCATTTTTCCCACCTAGTTGATTTTCCAATGATTTTATCATTCGTGTATTAGTAAAGTTCTTTTGTAAATCTGAATTTTTATATATTACATTTAATAAGATTATGTATTGTTCCATAGTAGGGAACTGATTATTATAAACCAGTCTCCATACTATTTCGCGTTTTATTCCACTATATTTAGCCAGTGCCGCATAATCATATCCACATTTATCCATAGCATAATGTAAGAACTCACTAAAATTTTTCATTAATTATCTACACCTGTTGACTGATTATTTGTTACTCTTATTCTTATTGGTTCGTTGGATGAATCTCCTTCACCGACGAAAACCATTGTACGCTCTAAAGCACCAAAAGTGTTTACATCATCAGAATAATCAGTGATATAACAATTTCGAATAAGTATATTACAACTATCCCCATCTGGTGAATTTGTCAATGTAAACTCTACATCGGACTGAGTTCCTGCTATATAAGCGTCGAAAAGTGCGTTATCTTCCATTTCAAGAGTTACATTAAGGGTTACATCCTTAATATCGTTTGTGATTGGTTCTAAGGTCTTTTTGTCTCCTAAAACATTACGCCGTTCAAGTTTATTATCCAATGAAAACTCAAAACTTTTCATTTTATAAGTTGCACTATTATAATTTAATACGCCACATTCAAAATGAAACATTTGTCGTCCACTTCCAAAGGATGAAGTTGTAGCCGTACCTCTCGAATTACTATCCTGTGCGATAATATCAAAAGAAGCCGTTATTTCTTCTCCTGCCGATCCAGATATTGATAAGGAAGAAACTTTACAACCTAAAAACACTTCGTAACTACCTGTGCCACGTTGTAAACCAATAGATAAAGAAGGAAGTTCACCATCTGAAGCCGGTTCATAATCATGTTGATATCTCGGATCTTCTGAAACACCTAAATCAGTTGTTGTAACTGCACCTAATGAAGCCTTTAAAAGCATTCCCGTTCCTTCATAAAGAAGTGGTAAGTCTATTGAACCACCAACATTTAAAAAGGCTTCGAAATGACCGTTTTGAAAGCCGCCGGCGCCCGATTGACTTAAATGAGTTTTTCGTTCTTTTTCCTGTGTCTTTTGAAAAGAAGCAGAAATAATTCTGTTGTTTACTGGCATCGAAGAAGCAATAGTTCCATAACTCGAAGAACCTTCTTCACCTAACTTTATAAAGGCACCACGCCCGAATTGTAATGACATAATTTAATCTCCTATGAAGGTAATAATTTTCGCACTTGTAATAGTGCACTTTGTATATATTTTTCTGAATCAGTTGTTACTATTATACATCTAATGACATAATCTGTATTAGCAGTTCCAGATTTTATTCTTAACCTAACCCAACCATTAATAATTCTCGTTTCTTCTAAGGCATATAAACCAGTTTGATTTGTTGGCGTACTATCTAAAACTTCTACATTAATTGATTGAACACCTTTAAAATCAAGTTTTTCATTATAAGGTAAACTTCTTCTAGCAAGAAGATGATTATAAGGAAACCATACATCAATTAACTCGTCTGGGTCTTTTTGAAAGATTGTAGTAGGAATAGTTGACAATGTATTTTGATTAATGGACTGGACTATTTTTCCAAACGGTCCGCCTAAATAAATATATCCACTTAAAGCAGAAACGATTGTAACGGATGTGCTATGATCGGTTGTTTCGTCTGGATAATCCCAATAAAGATATATAACATGCATTGAACTTTCTTCATCAGTTAATATCTGAAAAACATTTATTGATAAAGTCCTGGTACTATAAACAAATCCTTTTTCGAATAAAACTAAAGCATCACCATTCTTATCAGTTACAACAATATCATTTCCATCACTTCTAATGTTATTCCAAAAATCATCGAAATCATCTGGAACATTAAAAGAAACCTGCGCATTTGCACCCGTATGAGTTGAACCATCTACTATAATAGGAATCCTTCTTTTATATTCATCATTATACCAACTCATTAAACCCCCAAATCTCTTTGCCGTGATACACGAACTTCTAATAATGCTACACCAGTTTGTGATATTCCAAACTCTTCTCCATCTGTAGCGGTTAAGTTAACTAATACATCTTCAGTAGCACCACTTAAACCAAGAGTTCTATCTATTGTAATTGATTTTTTTATGTCATTGGCAAGATTTAAAACATTTTCCAATCGTTCACTTAATGAAGAACCACCAGCATAACAAATAATTTGATAAACACTTTCACCGAAATAACGTCCTAATGTTCGTCCCTGTTGTTCAATGGTATCAATATAAGTGATGTTTGCACTCGGAACAATAGGAGCATTAATAGTGGCACCTATGACAACATTAGAAGATATATCCAACCCACTAAAGCCCGAACTATAATCTTGAGAAATTATAGTTTTAATACGATTTAATATTTGTACTTCTAAACAACTCATAATTTATGTATCCAAAGTAACATTAAGCAAATTAGAAAGCCGGTCAGGTAAACGGCGAAGTTCTTCGTCAACAGCCCGACCAAGATAAAGACGAGGGCGCATAAACCTAGTACCAAATTCAACATATTTTGCATATCTTAAATCATTACCTGAATTAAATCCACCGGCTTTTAAAACTACTCGTGGTTTACCCTGTGGCGCATCTACTAAACCCGTTATGCTTCTTCTTAAAGTTCCTGTTACGACCTTTGGAAAGTTAGTAGCGTTAAGTTTTGCGTCTCGTTCCATTTTCAATGCAGATTTACGCAATTGCTTTTGAAGTTCCTTTAATAGTTCTTCGTTCGCTCGTTCCATCCTATCAAGAAATTCACTAAAAGATAACTGCGACATTTCTATAACCTCTTAAAATTTCTTTTACTTCACTAGGCATGGTTCGTGGTGACAATGTAATTGTTGAATTTCTTTGTGAAATAGATACATTACCTTGGTTGCTTTTTGCGCGTTGGAGATGTGAACAGTAGACCGCAATTGCATGAACTAAATCAGAAGGTGGTGAAGAAGAAGAAAAACCAAATACACCAATAACTTTATTAGCCCGATATCCTGTTTCGAAATTATCTGGTGAAGTATCTGTTAAGATTATCCTTCCATTTTCTTTATCTAAAACATATCCAGAACTATCAATTAAAGTATCGGAATCATAAACCCTATTGATATCGCTATGAATCGATGTAATTGATGAAATAGGCTTAATTTTGGACTGTAAAACATAGTTATTTATATTCATAGGATAATCTATAAACTGCGTATATGTTTTTTCTTCCAGAAAATAAGTAGACGCGCCATCGGATAACGGAAAACCCAGATAACGCGCTACAAAGTTTTCAACCCTGGAAATTAAAGAAGTTAGTTCGCTATCTAAAGTCGTCCCTTGAACCTCAGGAAGATATTCCTTTAAAGTACTTAATGAACATAAAGACATGAAAAACCTTCTTCATTTCGTATTATCTTGCTAATTCAAGTTTTAAAGCAAAGTGAATTGTAGGAGTTCCGGAAAATGTTCCAGTTTCATCAATTTCTATTTTTACATAGTCGCCGGCTTCATATACTCTTTTATCTTGATTAGCATCTATAGCAACCTCTTCGCCAACTAACTGCGCTAAATCTGCCGAAGAAGTGTCTCTATCAGCAACGACAGAAGTACCATTAGAACCGTATACATTAAACTTTAAGTAATTCGAACCGTTAGCAGTAATAGCATCGGATGATAATATGTAAACCGCTTCGAGTCTACACTTTACCGGTACAAGAATGTGATTAACTATATCGGCACCGGCAAAAACAATTTCTTTTTCTAGTATTAACATTTTAAACCTCTTTATTATTTATTTAGGAATATTATAACCGAAGACAACATTTTTAACTGACTCAGCATCTGGAGAGTCCATACATGATCTCATAGTAGCAACAATTTGAATGGCACCGTTTGTAATATCTTTATCACTTTCAATAGAAATTTGACGTCTCAAATATTGATACCAAGAATCAGCATTAAAGATTAAATAACCAGTTCTATTTTGTGAACCAGTACTATCAAAAAGTCCGGTTGTTTCTAAGTCTGCACCCATAAATCTACTCATAACAATGGGTACACCTGCCAAAGAAGCCAGTTGACCCGAAAGAATAGTTGCCTGAGGACCGAACTTTTCAAGTGTTACGACTTCTGGAATTTGTAAAAAGTTCGCTACCAATGCTTCTGGTGAAACGACACAGACTTTTTGTCCGACCGCAAGTTCACCAAGTTCAGATACT